TACGGTATAAGGTCTTAGCGATGTCTTGATGATCAGCTATATAAGCTTTTATTGTTGCCATCATTAATCTCCAGTAAAAAGTTTGTAACTATCTACTGAGTTTTCGCTAATTGAGACCTTTTACTCACGTAAAAAATCTTTCTTTGTTGATGCCCCAGCAGACCCTATTTCGATCTTCCTAGGACGCTTCTCTTTAGGGAGTTCAACTCTAGCATACACTACGAGTATTCCATCCTTAAGATCAGCACCGTCTATTACGACAAATTCAGAGAGTCGGAAGGACTTCTCAAATTTGCGGGACGATATACCTTTATACGCAAATTCACGCTCATCAGACGGCATTTCACCTTTGACTTTCAATATGCCATCCTTAACCTCGACTGAAATGTCTTCTTGTTTGAAGCCGGCCAAAGCCATCTCGATTAAGAATTTCTCTTCATCGATCTTCACAACATTGTGTGGTGGATAGTTATCGTTAGTACGACCATTAGTATGAATTCTTTCCAATTCATCTAATAGAGGCTCAAAGCCTACGAATAAAGAACGTGGTACGTTCATTGTATTTCTTACCATTTTATTTTCCTCCTATTAAATAGCAAGGTTGTTGAGAACCGGCCCAATGCCGCATTCTTCAATTATATTTATATAACTTAATGTCCTAGAATGTAACATTTATGTAACATTAGTGTATAAATACTAATATGCAAAAATATTTAAAATTAAAATTTAAACAATTTCACAAATTCATGAAATCAGGTAGGATTCATAAAGTCTGCAACGCAGTCTTTTAATCTTTATTACTGTTTCCGATATTATATTTTGGACATAGTTCCCATTCAGACTTATCTTTAAAAGGTATAACCTTTATTTGTCTTAACGGAGCTACGTCTTTGGCCGATTCTGGAATAAGAATAGATATCAATCCCCAATCAGCAAGTAATACTGCAATTGTATTACGTCTTTGAACGTCATTTTCTAGTAGATTACTAGGTTTGCCGTCCAATAAAAATAGTTCTTTGAAATGCACAATAAAGTATCTTCCTTGTTTGTGCAATATGTGACATGACTGAAATAACTTATTATCTCTTCTAGAAGCAACACCAATTCTAGTTAGTGTTTCTCTTACTTTGAGAAAGTCATCAGGTTCGTTGAGTGTAATTTCCAGCATCATATCTGGCTGCCAATTACTTATTTGCTTTTGTTCTTCCACCTTTATAAATCCTTTTTTTCAAATCTTCAATTTGATCAATACTTAATAATGATAAAACAGATTTAGCTTTTTCATTGCTATACCCATAATATTCTTTTATAACATTAAGATTTTCATCTTCGGTTGATTTAAACCATTTAGAAAACCTTTTTTTCTTTCTAATTATATTTATAAAAAAATCAAATTGAAGGCGGCCATCTATGTGATGTAACCTATTCATTTCATTGGCGTACAAGATAGTATCAGCAAAATAAGACAAACCACGATTAATCATAAACGCATTATAATCTTTTTCAGATATATCATCAACCATAATATCTTTTTTGGTTGAATTGATAGCATTTAAATAATCAAAGGGATTCATCTTCTCCATACCTGTATTCGTCTTCTCCATACCTTCCACGCGTTTCATTACCATCAAAGTTGAGTTCAGTCATTGACTTTTGTTTCATCTTTTGATCAAAAGCATCATCAACTTCGTTTCTATATTTTTCTTTATATTTGTTTAGTTCATCTGTAAGAACTGCAATTCTAGAATATGCTGTTTGCAACTGACCTTGTAGTTCTTTTACGGTTGCTTCTAAAATTTTTGTATTGTTCATTTAAATTTTACTCCTGCCATAACTTCTGTTAGACATGCTACTGTATTAAGTTCATGATCAGCAACAAATGCATTCTTATATTGATAATCAGCCAGTATGAGAACAAGCTGAGGTATAGAAGCAGATTCTACATGATCGTTCATATTATCATAAATTTTACGATAAAGCGCAGCGGGTTCACTATCCATATTTTCAGCAACCCATTTGCGAACTTGCTTAAAGTTTTTTTCCTTAAGAAAAGACATTAAGCTTTGTAATGATACATCAGATAATTGCACCAATATACCTGCATCGATTTTACCACTTACAGAATATCTTTGTAATTCATTAAGAACTTTACGCCAATCAGGCATATGTTTCATAATTAGTTCAGCAAGAACTGGATGTTCATATTCTATACCTTCATCATCAAGAATTAGCATCAAACGAGCCATCATAACAGAAGCTAATCTTTCAGCTTCTTTTTTCGGTATATTAAATTCAATTGTCGTACAACGAGAATGTAATGGTTCTATAATACGATTTTTAAAATTACATGTAAGAATAAATCTACAATTGGCAGAAAATTCTTCAATAAATCCACGTAATGCAGGTTGGGTGGATTGGGGATTTAGATAATCAGCTTCATCTAATATAACCACCTTGTATCCACCCTGTAATGATACAGTAGATGCAAAATGTTTTATTTTATTTCGTAGAGTATCGATACCCGATTCTTCTGATCCATTAATCAATAAGTAGTCGAGATCAAGCTCATGACATAATGCTTTTGCCGCTGTGGTTTTTCCGGTGCCAGCGGTGCCCGTTAAGAGCATATTTTGTAGTTCCCCTTGTTTTAATACCTGGTTAAAATTATCTTTTAACTCTGCAGGGAGTACGCATTCCTCTATTGTTTTTGGTCGATATTTTTCGACCCATAAGAATTCTTTCATAATACTTCCCAACCCTCAACAGTATCTAAGCGAAATGCACGCCATGCATCTTTATCCAATGACCAAACAGGAAATGCTTCCATATTTTGTGGTTCATAGTTAATAGTTGTTTTGACGTTATTTGCTTCCAGGACTGCTGGATTGAGAGTGCAGGGCATAACTCGAAGTTCCCCTGTATCTATTTTTCGAAAGGTTACAGTTACTGTACCTTTTTTAAGTGCTTCTAATAAAGCTTTTCGTTCAGTTGCATTCATAATATATCCTATAATAAAAAAAGAGGGGGAGTCGAAACTCCCCTCCTAGAGTTAAGCTTCTTCAGCTTCGACCACTTCCTCAGCGACAGGAACTTCACCTTCAGGTGCTTCACCATCTTTAGGCTGGTTAGCCTCAAGGAATTTAACCACTCTTGATCTTAGACCACCAACTGCTTCCAGTTCAGATCCTTCGAATCCACCTCTTTTAGAGCACAAATCGATAATTTGTACCATAGTAGCGATGTCCCCAAGAGTAAGTTGAGGTGCTGCTTCTTCAGCAGCTGCGTTTACTTCTTCAGTCATTTTTTTCTCCTTTGCAAAGTAGACTAATTAAGGAAGACCGGTTATCCGCATCTTCCACCTTATCCTCATAATTAAATGAGAAATCTTTTATGTATTTATATTTATACATTAAACTCGCTTGTTTTCTCCAAAGCTATAAAATAATTTACAGGAGCTGAACGAGAAACGTTAGTCCAATTACTTATTAATTTTGAAGAGATACTAACAAAATAATCACCAGGCAGTAATTTTAAGTTAGCAATATTGATTACAAACTTGAATTCGTTTTTGCATTCATTATCACCATCTAATTCCATGGAGAATGTGTTTGCAGTTGAATCCCTTTCGTCAAGTACTGTAGCAGTTACAACACCATTTTCACCAGTAAGAACTAGTTCAGAATGTCCTAATACTGCAGCAGCTTTACGAATTTGATCAAGTACACTTTCAGTAATTGAAATACCAAACTCACATTCAGGCATATTAATATCCTTTTGTGGAGTTGTTAGAATTTCAGGTTCTGAAAAGAAGTATTTGATTTTAGATCTATTGTCGCCAGTACTACTAATTGTAGTAAACTTATCATCAAAGCTTAATTCAGCTGGTTGCACAAGCGATAGAACAGACAAGAATTCATTTAAGTCATAGACTCCAAATTCTTGTGGAAAGTCTTCCACTATTTCCGCTGAAGCCATAATGTTTTTTGCTTCTGAGATCGTTTTTATTTTTTGCCCAGGACTAATCACAATATTAGGATTAATCGAGGCAAAGTTTTTTAACACATCAAGTGTTTCATCAGATATATTCATTATCCTTCCTCTTTATTAGCCAAATGCTCATCATGAACATTTAGCATTATTATTGCATAATGGAGTACTTTCATTAGATCAGCTCTATTGTACCCATCCTTTTTTCCGTATCTTTGCGCATACTTAAGTATGTTTCCAATACAAAAACCTTCACCATGACCACAATCTACAATAAATTCAGTTGACTGAAATTTATTTTTTGAATAGTGACCATCATATGTTTTGTTAATATAATTGGTAAGCTCTTTGCAGAGCTCACCTTCATTAAATTTGTAATTAATCTGACTCATCAAACTCCTTTGGACCAAAGTCCTCATCATCATTAAATTGCACTCCGGAATCTACTTTAGTGTATAGATCCAAAAACGCTTCTTTTGTATCATCATCAAACCTAGCAATACATAAGTTGATTGACTTCATTCTATCATTAAAGATAGAGTAGGTTTGAACAATGTGACACAACCTTCTGGTTGAAATAACTTCATCAACACCATCATCAAAGAAAGTCTTTCTGATAATATCAGCCCAATCAATTAGTTTATCAGTAAATTCTGATACATCCGAATTGATATCCATTCCAAACTTTTCGAAATGCTTAAGAACAATCTTTTTCTCAACTGATTGAGAAGGATAGTTTTGATCAATTGAAATAGTAAACCTTTCAAGGAAAGCCTCATCAATAATTGAAGCAGCAGTAAATCTACCATCTTCAGAACCCTTACCTTTAGTATTGGCAGTAGCTATGATGTTGAATCCTGGTGCAGGTTCTACAACTTCTCCAGTCTTTTTAACAAGTACTGGCTTACCTTCAAGGATTCCTTGAAGACACATAATTTTATTTGTAGCTCTATCAACTTCATCAAGAAGAAGAATTGCGCCATTTTCCATAGCTTTAAGAACTGGACCTTTGGAGAATACTGTCTCTCCATTTACTAGTCTGAATCCACCAATTAAATCATCCTCATCAGTTTCAGGATTGATTTGAACTCTTATGAATTCTTTACCAAGCTTAGCACAAGCTTGTTCGACCATAAATGTTTTACCATTTCCTGAAAGACCAGAAATGTATATAGGGTAGAACATTTCAGATTGAAGAACCTTTTTAACATCTGAAAATGGACCCCATGCAACAAATGTTGGATCAACTTTAGCAAAAGTCTTTTCACTATTTACTACAGATTGTGGAGCCATTGCTACAACGTTATTAGCAACTGGTTGCGTTACAATAGTTTCCACTGGTTGAATCATTTGAGATAAATCATAAGTACCTCTACGTACTTTCGTAGCGGTATTAAAGATTGGATTCCAGTCTTTGCCGGTATATCCAAGTGATTGAGCAGCATCTTTAACTTCTGCTGTTCTAAATTCCGATTTGCCCGGAAACCTTGTGGCTAATTCCTCAAGGATTTTTTGACTTGATATTTTCAATTCATTCATAATATAGACTCCTTATCTAATTCAATTTAATATATGTATATTCTATCACAGTTTTCAGTAAATGTAAAGGCTTTTTTTCACTTTTTTTCACTTTTTTTCATTTTTTTATGCACTTTATTGCACCTTTAATATTGATGGTGAACCAGCGTCACTTTCTACAGCGAAGCAAGGGGTTAACCTTGCCATATTCACGCTGTGACCCATTACGCTACAACTCCACCTAATTGTTTCATTAATACCTTATTGTTTCTTTTATTCTTTGAGTACTTCTTAAAAGTATTCCTTATTTGAGCAGTACTCATATTGTCAGTTTCATGATCAGCAAAATCTTCAGATGAAGCATCTAATTTTTTGCCTGGCTTTAACATAAAGAACTTATCGTATCCAAGAGTGTTATTTACAATAGCAACTTTATTCTTATTGTATTGCTTATTCATATCTTTGTAAAATGGGCTATCTGAATCTACCCACTCTTCATTATTGATTTGACTTAATTTAGTTTTCCAATCTCTGCTGTCTTGAGCAATAAAGAATCCAAGAGAAGTAACACCATATCTTGCTTTTAAATTTTCTAATAAGCATGTTGTAGCACCAATTCTTCTACCATTGATTTTGATTTTTTTGCCATCAATAATAGCATTCATTTTACCTTCATAAGTTGAAGTAACATCTGCATGATGATCGGCTAATTTACGATCTCTTACTACTTGTAGGTTTTGTGAGTCACCATCTGAAAGAATTACAAGATTCATTTTTTCAATAGAATGCTTTCTAGTAAATTGCTTAACTAAGTGATGTGTAGTAACCAAAGCAGCATTTAATGGAGTACCACCAAAATCTTCTTCTGAACAAATAATAGCATCATCACTATACCAATGGTCATAGTCATAATTATATCTCTGAGCTGATGTTAACTTTCTCATATACAAATGTTGTAATGCTTCTTCATAGTGAGCTTTACTTAGTGATGAAGATATAAGTTGTGGCATTGATATATCGTCAAAGTCCAACTCACCATCTTTTCTTACATAATTATTTTTTCCTTCTCTCCACATTGAAGTAAATGCATATACATCAAATGGAATATTAATTGCTTTACAAAAGGTAACTAAATGAATTAACTGATCTAAAACCTGTGGTAATGTAGTAGCCATTGAGCCAGAATAGTCAATAAGCATAATCATACCATGATTTTTAGCATCAGCAAGATGTGTTACTCTTTTAAAGATATCATCATGAGTCTTATATTGGTGTAATGAATTAGTATCTAATACACCGGTTTTTGCTGAAGAAGCTCTTTGCCATTGATGTGCAGCTTTCTTCATTTCAAATTCTTTAACAGCAACATTAACAGACTTTTTAACACCTTTCATATATGAAGTATAATCATCCAGTATAGTTGCATGTTGTTCTTTAACATAATCTTCTTGCCTAGCCCATTTTTCAGCTCTTTTTAATCTCAATTCTGAGTATGGAGTAGTTGTTGTTTGAATAGTTTTATTGCCTCTATCTCTAGCAACAATTGTTTGTTCACCATACTTATTAGTATCTAGTAGGCGCGCTTCAGAATCTCTAAATAAAACATCTGTAACTGAAACATCAGCATCTTTATGCTCTGGATTTTTACCAGATTTTATTGAGGCTGAGGCTTCGGAATCGTCTTTTTCGGTTTTATCAGGACTGGAATTTCCTTCTTGGTCTTTGGATTCATTGCTGTTGCTCTCTTCAGTTTCCTCTGATGAGTCCGTTTCGTCACTACTTTCTCCTTGTGGTTTTTCGTAATCGTCATGACCTTGTGGTAAGTCAGAGGAAGATGATTCGACATCTTCTTGGCTTGAGCTCTCAGTCTCATCCGTGGAGCTTGAACTTTCATCTTCCTCTGGTTTTTGAATTAGCTCAGGTGTATTATCCTGAGTGTATGCTAAAATTTCTTTTACAACTTCCAACACTTCAGCAAAAGTTTCAGTGTTCATAGTTTTATTAAATAAGGTAGCTTCTTCTGTATTAAAAGGAACTTCAATAAGATTATTGAGTTTAGCTTTTACATTAATCTTATCGATAAGCTTGATTTGATCCCAATCTGGATTGGAGATATCTCCAAAAAACTCCTGATTGGACAATACTTTATAGCCTCTTGCCATTGGTCCAACAAGACCAGGATATGCTCTACGAATCATTTTTTCGATTCTAGCATCTTCAACGACATTGATATAAGACCTAGGGCAACCTTCTAATTTTTCAGGAGTATCATGCCAACCTTCATAAGGTGTATATAAAGCATGTCCTACCTCGTGTCCAACTAAAAGATCATGAACATCTTTACCCATATCCTTCCATAAAGGTAATCCTAAGGTTCTTGATTGAATGTCAAACCAAGCAGTATTGTAATTTCCATATTGGACTTCAATATTCTCCTTAGCTAGTAGTTTGGCGACTGTGGTATTGTGCATAATTAACTCCTTATTTAATTATTTAATATGTATATTCTATCACAGTTTTGCCGAAATGTAAAGGCTTTTTTTCATTTTTTTTCACTTTTTTTCATTTATTTGCACTTATTTTACGATTTATGGCCCTTGTAGCACATTTTGGGCACAAAGTCTTATTGTATATAAAGGCAAAATGCATTACTGGACCAGTGTATTTACAGTTTTTTACGCTACATTTTAGGTGATCTTGTTTCATATCACTATTTATTAGATTGGCGTCCTCGGCAGGACTCGAACCTGCAACCCTCGGCTTAGAAGGCCGATGTTCTATCCAGTTGAACTACGAGGACAAAAACTATTTTATTTTACTAAAGTTTCTATCCTTAAAGAATTCAATTTTGGATCTAAATTTGTTTTCTAGTACATCACCTTTATGAGATATAATAAAGACATTTGAATCATCATCTAACGTACTTAAAATTTTAGTTAGGTTTTCAACACCATCTATATCTAAGCTTGAATCAAAAGTTTCATCTAATATTAATAGATTAGTTGCTGCTGAGTTTTTCATTTTAGCTATTTGACGCCAAGTAAACAATAGAGACAAATCAATCCTTTGTTTCTCTCCCTCTGAGAAGGATGCATAATTAAAAGTGTCTCTATGTCTTGATCTTATTGTTTCATTAAAGTTTTCATCTAAATGAAATGCCACAAAGAAATCTAATACTTGCAAGTATTGATTGATAAACCTATTCATTACCGGTAAATATTGTTTAACGACCTTGGTTTTTATGCCTGTATCTTTTAACATCTCGCCTATAACTTCATTATAAGTTCTTTCTTCTACATGTTGTAGCTTTCTTTCAGTTTCGCTGTCTTTTTGATTTCTTAACTTGTTAAGTTCTTTCTTGGCTTGTTTAATATCTCCCGATTGGCCAGATAAAGAATTAATTTCTTTTTGAATTTTATCAACTTCTTTTTGTAATAAACTAATTTGATCATTATTTGAATTAATTTTATTTTGACGTTCTCTTAGTTTTTCTATACTTTGATTAATAGATTTAGTGGTTGTATTCAATACACTTAATTTTCTATCTAGGTCTTCTTTTTCTTGCTGTATAGATGCTGCGTCTCTTTTAATTGATTCAATCTTTGTTGTCTTCTTCGATTCCTCGATTGGTTGGTCGCACGTTGGGCATTGATCATTTTCTTCATAGAATTTGGCTTCCTGGACTAGTGATTTAATTTTAGTATTAAGTTGTTGATCATGAGACTTATAACTAGAAATTTGATCTAGTTGCTTCTCATAATTAGTTTGTTCAGACTTTAAAGATGCTGCTAAATTAGTACCCAGCTTTTTAGACTCTGAAAATATTTCTTTAATTCGACCTGAATGTTCTTGTACTGAAGTTTCTTTCTTTTCTATTTGATCTTTATTTATAGCATTCAGATCTTTAATATACTTTTCTTGCCCTACCATTTTAGTTTTTACAAGGTCAAGGTTATGGTCTATATCAACTAAATTGTTTCTAATAGTAGCATTTCTTTCCTTTAAAATTTGATTCATTTTAGAAAAGACATTAATATCTAATAGGTCTTCAATGACTTCTCTACGTGACCATGCTGGTAATTGCATAAATGGAATAAATGAACTTGATCCAAGCACTACAATTTGGTGAAAGGATTTATGATTCAACTTAAGTATATTTTGCTCTAAAAATTTTTGATGATCACGAGCATTTGATGCTTGATTGATTTGTCTTCCATTCTGCCATATTTCAAACTTACCTGGCTTAATAGCTCTTACAACCTTAAATTTTTGTCCACCTATTTCAAATTGTACTTCAACTACAGTTTGTTTTTTATTAATTGAATTAATTAACTGATCTTTCTTAATATCTCGATGAGCTTTACCAAAGAGACCAAAAGAAAGAGCATCTAATAAAGTTGATTTACCTGCTCCATTTTGTCCTACGATTAATGTTGATGGGGTTCTATCTAATTGAATTTCAATAAAATCATTTCCAGTGGAAAGAAAGTTTTTCCACCTCACAGATTTAAAATGTATCATACTACCTCTAAGTTTTGAGCTTCAGTATATAGCTCTCT